TTTGCATTGCACAGAACAGTTAACGTAGCATACGGTACACGAGAAAAACGTAAAGATATAATTAACTCCGATGCAGAGTATGTAATTATTAACTATGATGGTATAGAAATTGTAGAACAAGATATTAAAGAAGCGGGGTTTGATTTAATAATTATTGATGAAGCAAATGCTTACAAATCTGTATCTACAAAAAGATGGAAGTCCATGCAAAGACTTATAAGTTCAAATACATGGCTATGGTTAATGACTGGAACTCCTGCTGCACAATCTCCAGTTGATGCGTTTGGTCTTGGTAAACTTTGTGTTCCTGATAGATGCCCTAGATTTTTTGGTAGGTTTAGAGATATGGTTATGCACAACGTAGGTAGGTTTAAATGGATACCTAAAGATGATGCAGAGAGCACTGTATTTAATATGCTACAACCTGCCGTTAGGTTTACAAAAGCAGAGTGCCTGGACTTACCCCCTGTAACACACGTTAACAGAGAAGCACCTTTAACTGCACAACAAGATAAATACTACAAAACATTAAAAAAAGATATGTACATGACTGCTGCCGGAGAAGAAATAAGTTCTGTAAATGCGGCTGTTAACTTAAACAAGTTATTACAAATATCGGGGGGTGCAGTTTACACCGACACTAAAGAGGTAATAGAGTTTGACGTGTCAAACAGACTAAATGTTGTGCGTGAGGTAATTGAAGAAGCTAGTAATAAAGTTCTGGTGTTTGTGCCTTTTAAACATACTATACAATTGCTTAGTGAATTTTTAGACAAACATAAAATTACAAGTGAAATAATAAACGGTTCGGTTCCTGTAACTAAAAGATCGCAAATATTTAAATCATTTCAA